CGGTAAGATGGAGCCTTGGGAATATGCTGCGCTCCTTATGGCTTTAGGGAAACGGTATAACGAAGCCTGGATTGTGCCGGAGAAAAATAATCATGGTCAACAGGTGATCCAGGAGCTTATCAAGGCGGATTATCCAAACATCTACATGGAGATGATTGAAGAACCGCCGAATAAACCACGGAAACGGTTTGGGTGGGTGACTACCGGGGCGGGTGATCGTAAGCGTCAAGCTCTGATTGATAACGGAAAGAAGATGATTTCTGAAGGTAATCCTGGTATTAACGATCCTCAGACTTACGAAGAGATGTTGAACTTCAAGCGGCAAGCTGACGGCAAAGAACGGGCTGACAATGGAACATTTGATGATTCGGTTATGTCGTGGTTGATTGGTCAATATGTCCGTGAAACTCTGCCCTATGCTACACGGACACGCAAAGGTCCGGGAGATAATAAAGGTCGCGGTGGAAATCAAAAAAAACCTTCATCAAAAGCATATTATTGAAAGGAATAATTATGAGAGATTCAGGGCTTGTAACAAGGACTCCAGTAACAAAACCCGATTATATGATAACATCTAAAAACAATTCAGGCTCAAAAGAAAAAAATCTTTTAATAGCTAGATGGCTTGGGAGAAGAGGTTTAGGCATAAAAGATTGGGCCTCTGATGATAATATGGCATTGAAATTACTTCCTGAACTTGTGAAAAGGAAATATATTCCTACCTTGCAATTCGATGTGAATCTCAATTTATGGAAGATGCACATTGCGCCGAAGCCCTTTGAAGGCCATGATAGGCTAATTATTATTCGCACGGGTGCTACTTTATCACAGTCAATTGTCAATGCAGTTTTAGAACTTCCTGAAGTGAAACAGATACAAGAGAAGGTGAAAGATAAGTTTAAACATGAGATAGAACAGATCGTTAATAACGCCAATGCGGAAGGGGTTCATATCCCGGCATTGGAAGTAAAAGAAATTACTTGTATTTGTAAAAAGTGGCCTTATAAAGTAATAAAATTAGATAAAAATCATAATTGTGCTGAATGTGGCTTACCTTTAAACCTATATCCCAAGGAGAACTTGTATGAAATTAAAACCTAACGATCAGATAGTGAATGAATTTGTGATACCTTTTACAATCGCGCTGAAGAAGTGGTGTACTGAACATACTCTTCAGCTTTACGGGCCGATAGAACATCGACGGGTGCCGGGTGACGCGAAACATCCTGAAGAGGGCTTTGTCTTATACGGCGGTGTGGAACATATTATCAGCCACGATCAATGCGAGTTTGGTGTTTCCTTTGGGGAACGCTTCAATAATCCGATTCCTGAAACACTCGATGAGTTGCAATCAGTTTTGGATAGTGTGACAGACCCTCTCACGGATTATTTTTGGCCTGGGAGAAGAAAAGAGACGGTGCATTAACGGCTAGCCGGATGACCGGCAAAGGAGATGACAATGGGTATCGGTGAATTATTCGAGTTCGAGAAAACAGGGCAAATACTGCCGGAAAGAGGGCCGGTCGATCCGCTTGTTATCTCTGCATCTCGCCAAAACGGTTCTATGCCGTGGGACTTGCTTTTTGCCCACGGATGGCGAATTGTCGGAATGAACCATTATCGCCTTGACGGGAAAGAATGTCTGTTCTGTGCCATGATAAAAGACGGCAGATGCATTGTCGCGGAAGGGCCACAAGACATCGGTATTTTCAAGTGGCTCGAAGAGAAGGCCGGGTTAAAGGGATAACAAACAGCTCACGCGCTCGTCGCGTGTAGCGGGAGTTAATTTCTCTTGACAGAAAAGTTGCTTTGGAATATATTCCCGGCTAATATTAATTTTAATTAGCCGGTTTTGTTTTAAATGGTTCTCTACAATGGGTAGGGGGCCATAAGACCGTAAGCCAAAAGGGTGGATACGGCATGAGAAAGCAACTAATCAGAGCCGTAGTGTAGGCGCTTATTCAGCGTCCATGCTACGGCTTTCTTTTTCATGGGGGTTTAAAGTGTCTCCTAAAAATACCAAGGTAGATAAAATTTATCAGGCAATCAAAAAGAAATCCGGTGATAAGGGCATGGCGGCTGCGACTGCTCAAAATATAACTGGTAAATCGCTGGCAACCGGCAAAAAGCCAAAAGGTAAATAATGGCTGAACAAGCCCTACAAAAATCAGGCATGGTTGATTTGGAAGATATTTTCCCTGGCATTGACCCGGACATGATGGATATTCCTGAACCTCATGACCAGCTTGCCGTTCATGTTCGTTCTGTTTGGCAAACGAATTGGCAAGCCAAACAGGTTATTGAGCAAGAAGATTTAGCCAATGAGCGCCGGGTTAAAGGTGAATATGACCCTACACACCTTGCCGCGATAAAAGACGCTGGCCTTCCTGAAGACACAATACGCATGACCTACCACAAGTGCCGTGACTGCTGTTCATGGGTGCTTGATACCATTGATCCTCTCGGTGATCGTACATGGGACGTTGAGCCGGATGGTGTTGTTGAAATCCCTCCTGAGCTTCACGATCAACTCATTCAGCAAAAACAAGCAGAGATGCTGCAAGCGATTATGCAACAAGCTCAAGCATCCGGTCAACAACTCGACGAAAATCAAGTTCTACGAATGATTGAATCTTCTGAGCCTGAACTTATCGGCCTTATTCTTGAGGAAGCGAAAGCCGTTGCTGAAGAACGCTGCACCAATATGGAACGGCTGATTATGTCTCAACTTCATGAAGGTGGGTGGGATGATGCATACAAGGCTTGCGTTGATGATTTCTCAAAGCGTAAAGCTGCGGTAATGAAAGGCCCACTCCCTAATAAAATCAGAGTGCTGAAAAATGATGAAAAGACGGGAAGATATAAAGCAGTAGATAAAGTTGTACCCGGCTTCTGGCGGGTAAATCCTTTTGATGCTTATCCTGCGCCAAATTCTCTGAATCCGAATGACGGCGATTTCATAGAGATTGAACATTATGATCCGCTCGACCTTTCCCGGCTGATTGGTCAACCCGGATATGATAGTGACGCCCTCCGTAAAATTCTTGCCCTATACCCGAAAGGGCATCATGAAACAACAGTAATTGATGATGAGCGTAAATGGCTTGAGAATGAAGATGTAAGCGGTGCTCAACTCGATGCTTACGGCGGGAAAATAGACTGTATCAACTTTTGGGGTAATGTCCAGGGCAAGATTCTCCGTGATTGGGGAATGAGCGAAAAGAAAGTTCCTGATGGAGATTCGTATTATCCCGTCAATGTGAAGATGGTTAACAACATCATTTTCCAGGCCCGTATTAATCCTGACCCTCTTGAACGCAATCCTTACGATTCCGCTTCATTCGTTAAAAATAACGATAGTGTGTGGGGTGAATCTCCTGCTGACTTGATGAAGGGTCTTGAAAATATGGCCCGTGCTACGATCAGAAACATGATGTATAACGTGGCGACTTCTTCAGGTGCAGTATGGGAAATTGATGAAACTCGGCTGGCTCCTGGGGATGATGGCGATATTTATCCCGGCAAAAAGTTGATGACTACCAACAAGAGGATGCAGGAAGGTCCGGCACTTCGGATGTATCAGGCCAAACTGAACGCTCAAGAGTTACTTTCTGTTTTCGATAAATTTACCAAACAGGCTGATGACACAGTTGTTCCGGCCTTTGCCAATACTGCTGCTGGTGGGGAAAGAACGACCTCGGCTCTTTCAATGAGAATGTCTGCTGCTGGCCGGAATATCAAGATGGCTGTTGATAATATCGACAGTGGCATAATCCACAACAAGATTGACAAGTTATTTACATGGAACATGCTGAATGTCGATGATCCTTCCATCAAGGGAACGACAAGGGTAGTGGCTCGGTCTACCAAGTCTCAAGCTGCGCGTGAACAAATGGCGACACGGCACTCTGAATTTGTTGACAGGATTGCGCGTAATCCCATTCTCACAAGGATCGTCGGTGATAAGGGGCTTGCTTATGCCTTGGGCGAAAATGCAAAGTCACTTCAAATGAATGTGAAGATGTTGATTCCGAACCTAGAAATGATAGAGAAATCTCCAAATCAACCGCTTAACCCGGCTCAAGGTGGAGAACAGCCCCCTGCGGCAAATGGGGAGACTCTTGACCATGCCGGTAATCCTGCTGGTGGGCCACAAGGAGCCGCTTAATGATAAGGCCGGGAAAAGAACTTAACTATAGCTTGTCACGGTTGATACTTAATAACCCTGAAATTATTAAATGGTTCAAAGATTCATTAGCGGATCAACTAGATGTGAATATCGACTTAATAGATGAACCTGGGATTCGCGGCCAAGGAAAGGCTCAAGAACTTCGGGAGATCATCCAGTTTATAGAAGCTGCACCTGAACAAGTAAAAAATCAGCAAAAAAGGGACAGCCACCCGGCACCCAAACAAATGAGGATAGTCTAAAGACACCTCAAATCTAATTATGGAGAGAGCGAAAGCACTCCAAGGAGAGTAACAAATGGCACTCGGAACGGACAGAGAATCAATCAGGAAAGAAGCTGAAGAAGCTGAAGCAGAATTGCTCAAGATCAAAGCGGAAAACGACCAGAAAGAAGCAGATAGGTTAGCCGAAGTCAAAGAACTTCCGGTAGGGTCTGTTGCTATCGAAGATATTTTCTCGGCTGAAGGTGACACCACTATTCCTTCCGGGTCTGGCATTGAAGTTAAAACCGATGATGCAACTCCTGCTGCTACTGCGGTCACTGACACTGAAGCTGCGGCGTTGAAAGCGGAAAATACTCGGCTTCAATCGGAACTGGCGAAACTCAATGCTCGTTTTGAATCGACCTTTGGCAATTTCAACAAGGCTGGCATGGCTGAACTCCAGAAGAAGGTTGATGATCTGGAAAACAAGCTGGCTGCTGCAACTGCGGCTCCTGCTGCCGTTCCTGAAGTGTTTACTACAAATCGTGAAGAGATGGTGAAAGACCTGGGGGAACCGGCTGTTAAGGTAATTGAATTTCTCCAGGGCAAAATCACTTCTCTTGAAACAGCCCTTACTGATGTAACCGGACAGGTCAAGGCTACCGGCGAAAAGGCGGGTAAACTGGAAGAAGGCCAAACAGCGATTGCGACACGAAGCTATTATTCGGCTCTCGATAGTCTCGCTCCTGACTGGCGGAAGATCAACGGTGACGATAAGACCCCTCAAAACCCGAAATTTCTTACTTTCCTAGACAAACAGATTCCGGGAACCGATATGACCTATGATTATGCTATCAAGGTTTATCATGAGCGGGGGAACGCCGTCAAAGTGGCTGAAATATTCAATCTCTTCAAGGCGTCAGAAGGTGCTGTTACTACGGCTGCTGCTGGCGGTGATAAAGAGGAAATTATACCTGAACCGGGTAAAACTGGTAGGGGTAGTACCCTACCCAAACAAAAAACTGAAAAACGGACCTATACTCAAGCGGAAATAGATCGCTTCGATACGTTGAAGAAGGCCGGGAAACTGAAAGCGACTCAGGCTCAAATAGACGCAATCGAAAGCGATATTCAAGACGCAATTTTAGAAGGAAGGGTCCGTTAAAAGGAGCCTTACGATGAAGAATTTCAACAGATTCATGCAGTCAAAATGGGGGATATTCGCCCTCGTTATCCTGTGCGCTGCAATCGCACACCTTCAGGGACATAGTGCTTTTGCATTTATGGCCGCTGGCCTTATTGCTGGTGTCCCTGGTGAAGTGGATTATACAAACCAGACAGGTGACGCCCGTATCCCGGCCCTTTTCTCTCGGATTTACCGGGATAAGTTTTATGATGCAGTCTGCGCGGCCAACATTACCAACACGAAATATACCGGTGAGTTGAAAGGACTCGGCAACCAAGTAACTATCAATACCATTCCTACCGTCAAGATTTACCCCCTGGTGCGCGGTCAGAAGCGCCAATGGCAAGAGCTTACTTCTGCGCCGGTTATCATGACCGTCAACCGTGGGACCGTCTTTGACTGTCTTATCCTCGACGCCGATAAATCCCAAATGTGGGATAAGGATTTCCTTGGGACTCTTTCCAAGGATGCTCGTCAACAGAACGCGATTTACGTTGATGGTCTTTTCCTGTCCACCAACTATCCCTATGCCGCTGCCGCTAATACTGGTACTGCTGCCGGTAAGAAATCTGGTACTACTGCAACCGTCGCCGGTCCCGGCTACAACATGGGCGTAAGCGGTACGCCTCGCGGCGTCAACAAGGTCAACGTGGTTGACGCAATCCGCGATTGCCAGTCTGTCGGTGACGAACAATCCTGGCCTACGGATGATCGGTGGATGGTCATTCCTACCTGGATGGAAAATATCATGGATATGTCGGATTACAAGGATGAATCCATGACCGGCATGAAATCTACCTGGGCTGGCGGACGGATCGGCACTTGCGCCAAATTCAAGCTCTATTCCACAAACCTCTACACGCCGATTGCTGACGGCTCCGGCCACACGGCATATCCGGTGATCTTCGGCCACATTTCGGCAATCAGCTTCGTGCAGCAACTCGCCAATGTCAAATATTTCCCGGAACTTCAGGAAGTCAACGGCGCTGGTCTGTGCGGAGAAAACATCTTCGATTGGTCCGTGACTTATCCTGACGCTCTCGGCGTTCTGTACTGCTACCAGAACCGGTAATAATCGGCTCAATCAATCATAATGGGGGGCTTCGGCCCTCCAATGGAGGTTAGAACAATGAAGAATTTTAAAGACTTTCTGAAGAGGATTTATCTCTTCCCGGTCAACATGCTTCTCGGTGTCACCACTACTGCGGTTGTTGGGACTGCTGCGGTTCCTTACCGTAGCATGGGTAAAAGTTTTATCACCCCTCCGGCTACTGTCACTGTGCCTTTAACAGCCGTCACCAATGATGTCGTGCAATGCGTCCCTTATCTCAAAGGGTGGCTGATTGAAGGAATCATAGTAAAGATGCTTACCAGAGGTACAGCAACCACGATTACCGGTCAGTTTGGTATAACCGGTGGCACTACCAATGGCTTCGCGGCTTCTGCTGACCTCACGGCGGCTGGCCCGTTCCTTTCTCCCCTCGCTGGTACTTATCCTGCTGCTGGTGGTTTCCTTGCGGCTGCTGATGGTACTGTTGACTTGCTTCTTTCAACGATCACTTTAATGACTGTTGCTCCGATAATAAGCGTCCAGTTGATCGTCAACGACACTAACTAGCCCTAATTTACCCTGCGGCTAAAGGCCGGGAAAATACGGCATAGACAAGGAGAAAATTATGGGAAGAAACAACCAAACATTTGGTGAGGTAGTCCTGGAAGGCGCGATAAACCAGGATGGGGTTTATGTCATGCTTCGTGACTTAAATCTGAATGTCTTTTATTGCGCTGGCGCAAGCAC